GGTCGGGACCTGCGCACCTTTTGGGTATCTCAATGAAATTATTCCGGGGTCAGATAAGCCTTTGATATATAAAGGGTTACGGGTTGGGGCATACGTAAGCAATTATTCCATAATGCAATACCGTAATAATTATATTTATGTTTATTTCTAAAACGCCATAAGTTGACCCGTTCCCGGTTCGAGTCAGAAGCGGTTTATTAAGAATTGACAAGCCCGTCCATGTATTGTATTTATATGCCATGCCAAGGAAACAATTTGTAAAACTCGAAATTGATAAAGGAAGTTTTGATAGACTATTTTCAGACCTTCCAACCGTCACCAAAAAAGCTACAGCCAACGCTCTCAATTTCACAGTACGAAAAGTAAATAAAAATATAAGGGCGCATATTAGTACCACGTATTCAGTACCAAAGGCCGCCACTAAATTTGGGGATTTGGTATCAATCAAGAGGGCCAACGCAAATAGAAATATAGGTCTTGCAATTATTTTCATCAAAAGAAGGGGCCGGGATCTACTTAAATACGGAGCAGTCCAGATTGGCGAAGGGTTAAGGGTTAAAGTTAAAGCGAAAACCGAAACCATTAAGGGTGGATTCATCGCGCCTATGTGGAAAAAAGGGGCCGATAAAGTGGCGATGTCAAAAGGTAAGGGAAAACGGGCCGGGTTGGTTACGCGTACAACAAAAAAGGGAACACCGTACAAGGCGGCCAAACGCCAAGTAGAATGGGGTCCGCAAATTGCCACGTTATATACTAATCAAGGCGCAATGAACGTAATGAATGAAACTATAGATGCAAAATTTCAAACTGAATTAGATAAACAATTCAGTGAACTCTTTGAAAAGCCGGGGCGATAAATGGCAGACATAATATTAAAAGAAATTGACGAAAACTACCCGGATGAACTGATAACACGAGAACAATATGCATTACGCCGGAACGTAGCGGGCCGGACCATAGGTAAATATGTACAGTCCGGGGTAATTCCTTTATGGGATAACAAGATATGGCCGGAAGAGGCGGACAAAAGGTTAGACATATTTCTAGTGGACCCGTTGGGATCGGGGCGACACAACCCGGACACCGTAACCGATGAAGGTACAAGCCAGCGCAAGAAAAAGGAAAATAATATTTCTTATACCGAAGCCCGGACGCAAGAAAAGAATCTAAAAATTGAATTGCTCGAATTGGATGTAGCATTAAAAAAAGGCCAAATGGTTTTAACTGAAGACGTGGAAAATGCCGCTTTTAGTGCCGCCCGTGAATTACGGGATAGAATGTTAAACATACCGGACCGGGTGGCGGCTATAGTTGCGGCGGAAACGGATGAAGTGAAGGTACGCGACTACATAACAGAACAAATTGAAAACGAATTAACGGCAGTATTGCAAGAAAAATTTAACCCGGATCAATTCGAGGCGTAAATGGATACCAACAAAGGATTTAATTATACAAATATCGTGGGTAAAGGGTGTGAAGGGTGGTTAAATCTATTCTTTAAAGACTACATTATACAGTTAATCCGGGACGTAGACGTAGCGGAAGACATACGGGGCCACATACCGGAGAGAATAAAGGCAGAAACCAATGGTAACTAGACTAACACAGGCCGAAATGGTCTATAATGATGCGTTTGGTAAGGGACTGAAGTTAGATCCGCGTCAAAATATAAGCGAATGGGCGGACGAAAACGTAATACTTTCATCTAAAGGAAGCGCGGCGCCGGGTAAATACCAGACAAGCCGGGTACCATTCACTAAGGAAATAATGGATTGCTTGTCACCGTCTCACCCGTGTATACAGGTTGTGTTTATGAAGCCGTCCCAAATAAGCGGTACACAGTTGATTTTAAATTGGAATGGGTATACTGTTGATATGTGTCCGGGGCCGTTTCTTATTGTTGAGCCTACGGTAGACATGGCAAAGAAATTGTCAAAGCAACGATTGCAAGATATGATTCAACATTCGCCAAAATTATCATCATTAATCAAGCCATCAAGAGAAAAAGACGGAGGCAATACATTATTATGCAAAGAATATCGGGGAGGCATAACGATATTAACTGGGGCCAATTCTGCGAGTTCTTTACGTATGATGCCTTTTCGAAACGCCAGTGCCGACGAAGTAGACTCTTACCCTCTTGACTTGGATGGAGAGGGCGATGTTATTGCTATAATCAAGAAAAGACTTTTGACATTTGGACGGAGGCAAAAACTTTTTATACTTTCTTCCCCAACCGAAAAGGAAAATTCCAGAATAGAGCGCGAGTATTTAGAATCCGACCAAAGGCGGTATAACTTACCATGCCCGCATTGTGGATATATGCAGCATTTACAATGGTCAAATATGAAATTTACCAAAAATGAAAAGTACGAGTTGGTCGGGGAAGTAACGTATATTTGCGATTCGTGCGGGTGTCACATAGAGGAAAGACACAAAACGCAAATGTTAAAAGATGGCAGATGGATTGCGGAAAATGCAGAAATCGGAAAATGTCCGGGGTTCCACATTAACGCGTTATATTCCCCGTTGGGTTGGTTATCGTGGGAAGACATTGTTTTAGAGTTTTTAAAATTTGAAAAGCTGAAGGACGAACCGTTACAGAAAACGTTTACTAATACCGTACTTGCGGAGACATGGGAAAGTAAAGGGGCCAGCCTTGAATATAGTTTTTTATATAATCGCCGGGACCCAATCCGGCTCACCATTGATAATAATATTGTAATGTTGACGTGTGCGGCGGATGTCCAAGATGATCGAATAGAATGTAAGGTGGTTGGATGGCGGCCCGGTCAAGAGGCGGACATAATAGAAACCAAGTATTTGATGGGAAGCCCGGCGGAATTATTGGTATGGGATAACCTACGGGAATATATAACTAAAACATTTACACATAATAACGGCCAAATGCGTATTGTGGCCACAGCAGTAGATACCGGTGGACATTACACGGCAGAAACTTACGAGTTTGTAAAAGCGTCTGACCCGTTAAGCGTTTTTGCTATAAAGGGTTCCAGTACGCCCGGCTCTCCGATTAGCGGCAAGCCTTCAGTGCAAAAGAATGGCGTTAATCTGTATCTAATCGGTACGGATACCATTAAAAACCTACTATTTGCGCGTTTATTAATCGAGGAACCGGGACCTGGTTACGTTCATTTTCCTATGAGTTTGGACGAAGAGTATTTTAAACAGTTGACGGCGGAGAAACGTAAAGTCAAATTTGTAAAGGGTTTCAAGAAATATGAATGGATTAAGACCAGGAAGAGAAACGAAGCGTTAGACTTGATGGTATATAACATAGCCGCGTTAAATATAATTGCTTTTGTGGTTTATCCGTCCTTGACAATATATCAAATGCTCGATAACTTACAAACGAATAGTATCAAAGATGTACACGCGCCAGTCAAAAAACGGCGTAGAAGTCGGCAATTAACTAAAGGGGAACGGATAGAATGAAAAAAAAAGAACAAGGAATCGAACCTATTCGGATGGCCGCCAATGTACAAGGCAAAATAACAAGAGCAAAGCAAATTGATTACCGAACAATAAATACTTATGATAATTTAACAATAAGAACATTTAACGAGAAACATACAACATGAGTACCGCCAGTGTATTATTAACAGCATACGAAGAGGCAATAACCGCCGTGTTATCCGCCCAATCATACACAATCAATAACAGATCCGTTACTATGGCAGATTTGGCAGACTTAGAAAAGGGTCGGGATAAATATAAAAAGGAAGTTGCTCAAGAAAACAGGGGCGGTATGAGAGTTGGGGCATTTACTACAATAGATAAATAATATGGAAAAAAACAGAATAAGTAGCGAGTCAGCGATATACTGTTTAGTTAAAGACTGTATTCATAATAATAGGCCCTCTTGCAATCTTAAAATAATGGGGGTTGGATTAGACGGTAAATGCACAGGGTTAGCTATAGTTAAAACTAAGAAAAAAGATAAATAACTATGACAAATAAAGCAAAGATAAATCTTGACGCACTTCCTTTGGTCGTACAAAAACAAATACTAAATAAAGGCGGAAAATTCCAAACTCGGTCTGGTACCTACTTCGGTGGTTCAAGTATTCGCCGTGGGACTTCAGGTTGGCAACCGCCGCAAGGCGATGCAGATGCGGATACGTTAACCGATCGCACCAAGATAATTAATCGCTCACGTGATTTAATCCGCAATGAACCTATTGCAACCGGAGCTATAAACACAAAGACATTGCATGCGATAGGTTCAGGGCTGATGTTGCAGTCACGAATAAACAGGCATATATTGCAAATTTCTGAAAAGGAAGCGCAACGAAAGCAAAATATAATTGAAGCTGAATGGAAATTATGGGCCAATAATCTTGATTGTAGTTATGACAGGCGCGGTACATTTAACGATAATGTAACATTAACTTATCGCGGAGTAATGGAAGCTGGTGATATATTTGCCTTATTGCCTTTTGAATTACGTAATACATCACCATATGGTCTAAAAATACAGCTTATAGAGTCTGATCGCGTATGTAATGAAAAAAACATAAGAGATACTTCCAAATTAACCGCCGGTGTGCATATGAATTCTAAAGGCGCGCCGACTGCTTATGACATAAGGACCACTCATCCGGGAACGGAAAAGGGTTTTAAGTATAAATGGGAAAAAGTACAAGCATTTTCGCCAAGCGGAAGACGTAGGATATTGCATATGTATAAACAATTAAGGCCGGGAATGACAAGGGGGATGCCTCTCCTAGCACCTATAATAGAGACCATTAAGCAAATGTCTAAGCTTAAAAACTCAGAAATAGCCGCCGCCGTAATCAATGCATCCTTTACTACATTTATAAAAAGTCCAGACGGGGACACTGATTTGGCACCGTTTGCAATGACGGAAGAAACAAACGCAAGTGATTCAGATCAGGATTATAAATTAGGACCGGGAGCTTTTATTAATCTGGCAGAGGGTGAAGATGTTGAATTTGCAGATCCCAAAAGGCCAAATAAAAATTTTGAAGCTTTTTATAATGCAATGTTAAAATCAATAGGAACGTCCCTTGGTATTCCATTTGAATTTTTAGTTTACCATTTTTCTGCAAGTTATTCCGCGTCAAGAGCGTCAATGTTATTATTATGGAAATCAATTAAAACAGACCGGACATGGCTAGAGAATCATTTTTGTAATTTAATATATGAGTTATGGTTTGAAGAAGCTGTCTTGTTAGGACGTGTACCCGCGCCCGGCTTTGCGGATGACTTTGCCATACGTGCAGCGTATTTAGAAAATAAATGGGTTGGGCCGAATCCGGGACAGATAGATACAGTCAAAGAGACAACATCGGCATTGGATCGCATAGGCGGGCGACTATCTACAATAGCGGAAGAATCTGCCGCAATTGGTGGCGATTTTGACAGGAATATTGAACAAATTGCATACGAAGAAAATACAATGGACGCGTTAAACGTCAAGCATATCGGATTGGGTGCGCGTGGGAGTACAGGCGCGTTAATTGCAAATACTGAAGCAAGCCAAAAAGCCGCGTCGGGTGGAAGTGATGATACGAATGACGAAGACGATACGGATGACGAAGACGATACGGATGACGAAGACGAAAACAATAAAAGTATGGGAGATAAATAAAAATGATAAATAATAGTTTGCTTTCGCCCCTTTGGGCCATACTTCCAAATTACGCGAACAAGATTTCCGTAGCCCATGAAAGGCAAGTAGAATTCTATGCAAAGAGATACCCGGAGTCAATAAAGGATAAGTTTAATTGTAGTATAGCATTAGAAGACTTTGGCTTAATTCCAGAATCTTTTACTATTACTGACGATATTGCAGTCCTTCCGATATCAGGAATGATTATACCAAAGAGCGATTTTTTTACTATATTCTTTGGAGGTTTTGCCGCGTTGGATATCTTGGAAAGAGATTTCCGTATATTATTGGGGCGTGAAGATGTCCATACTATTGTAATGGACATTGATAGCCCCGGCGGTAACGCGTTCGGTGTTCAGCAATTTGCTAATTTAGTATTTGAGGCCCGCGAAAAGAAACATATTATTAGTGTAACGTCCGGGATGATGGCAAGCGCGGCCATGTGGATAGGTGCGGCGGCCCATAAGGTTTTTATCACCGGTGATGTAACAATAACGGGTTCAATTGGCACGGTTACGACTCACACTGATATATCAGAACTTAATAAAATGATTGGTATTACACAGACAGAGATAGTAGCGGGGAAATTTAAACGAATTCCTTCAGATTTGCAGCCTCTTGATGATGAAGGGCGTGCCGTGTTACAAAACCAAGTGAATCAAGCAAATAAAGCGTTTGTAACTGATATGGCAAAATTTAAAAATATCAAACTGCTTGCCGTTAACAAAATGGCAGAGGGTAAAGAGTTTATTGGATCGGAAGCTATTAAAGTTGGTTTGATAGATGGCCTTTTGACTATGGGCCATCTATTCGATAGCATAAATAACAACAGTATAGATAATTTTAATTCTTTTAATGGAGGGCAAAAAATGACGTTGATTGAAAAAATAGCAAATATGAAAGTGGAAGACGTGGATTTGTATAATGCCATGATTGAAAAAGGCAAAATAGAGGCCAAAGTAGATTTGGAAGAGTCTTTGACAGACGTAAAAGCCGTGGAACATGCCAAAGGTATCGAGGCCGGGAAGGTTACCGGGAGGGATGAAGGCATATTAGCGGAGCGCGGAAGGATTTCCGATCTACAGGCCCTTTCTAATCCATCATGTAAAGACATGGTAGATAAATTTATTGTAGATGGGGAAACAACAGCCCCGGAAGCGGCAGTAGAAATCCTGAAGGCGCAAGGCGTTAGCAATGCGGAAAAGCTGAAAAACCTTAAAACTAATTCCCCGGCGGGCCTTAACGTGGATAACAGCGCGGAAGGCACCGGGACAGACGGAAAAGAGAAGGGCCAAAAGGCGTTGGTAGCCGATTACATGGCCGAACATAAATGCAGTAAAGGGGTCGCAATTATCGCGTGTGCAAAGGCCCATCCGGAAGCGGAAAACGATTTCGTAGAAATAGTTAAACGCAAAAAGTATTAAATAAAGAAACCAGGCAAAAAATTAATTAAGAATAGATACTAATAAATTTTATTATATTTTTTATCAAGGGAGGTTAGAAACGATGGCAAAAACAACAAACCCTATAACGTTTATTGCAAACGTGGAATTAGCGCAAAAGTTAAGGGTAGCGATTGTATCCGGGACAACCACAAGCCCGCCAAATGTAGGCATAGCGGGCGTGGGTGATGCGGGAATAGGTATTAATGATGTATTGACCGCCATAACTAAATTATGCGTAGTTGAACCGCTTAACAAGTCCGGTACATTGGAAATGGTTGCTAATGGTGCTATTTCTGAAGGCGAAGATGTATTCCCCGCCGCCGCCGGTAAGATTTCTGCAACCGCCGCCGGCGGTGCATTAGGTAAGGCAATGGAAGCGAGTACCGCAGACGGTGACATAATCGAGATCCTTGTATACCCAAATCCGTTACACGTCCTGAATACACCCGGCACCACAGACATTGCCACCACGTCTAATACTGACGAATACGTAATAGCCACAAAGTCAGGTACTTTAGTCGGTGTCGATTTTTCCAGTTTGGCCGCATTAGCCGCAAATGATACGAATTATATTACATTTAGTATCACGAATTTAGGCCAGGCGGGCGCGGGTTCTACCGCAATGTTGGCCGCAACCGATCCGAACACCACGAAGGCTACAGGTGGTTTCGCATTGGTAGCAAATAGCAAACGTCAGTTAGTTCTACACGGTACAGCCGCGAACCTTGCAATAGTTGAAGGTGACAGGTTACGTATTAGGTTTGCCGCTACAGGTACTTTGGCCGGAGCCGTTACAAGGCCGGTTGCAAATATCAAGATTCAGTAATCAGTAAAATGAGCCAAGCAGGGAGAG